CCTACACCCACCCAGGAGCCGCCGGGGGTCTGGGCGACGAAGACTTCGATCGCATTCCAGCGCGATAACGCGGCGAACGTAGTGGTGGATGCTCAGATGTATGTGCTGGGCGGAGCCCCCGCAGGCGTCGGTGTTCTTGATTCAGTTGAGAGATACGACCAGTCGACAGATACCTGGACAACTGTGGCGCCCATGCCGGTCTGGTCTTCTTTGATGGAACTACCTGCATGGTCGACAGCCCTTTCGCCCTTTTTGCCGGCCTATCGTTATGGCCCGGCTGCCGCGCCATATGACGGCAAGATCTATCTGATCGGTGGGACCAAGCAGGTCAACGGGAAGGAGCCCATCTATCCGACTGCCGTGTACGATCCGGCAACCAATAGCTGGTCTGGCACTGTACCCACGAATGCGGCCACGACAAGCGCCGGCACTGCCGGCCAGCCACTGGCCGGCATCCCTACCGGGCGCTGGGGCTTCGATGTCGCGGTCATTGATGGGATCATCTATGCCGTTGGCGGGGTAGCGCAGGTGCCCGGATATTTTTCGATCAAGACCACGCCGATGTCTTGCGTCGCAACCTCTTGCGATATCCCCGCCCTGACAGACCGCCACCAGTATTTCCAGGTCACCGCAGTAGACGTCGGTGGCGTTGAAAGCGCACCATCCCCCGGTATTTCTGCCAGATTGCTTGCCGGTGCGCCGACGGCCGAAGTTTCTGCTGCCGGGAATGGTCAGGCGACCCTCAGCTGGAACAGCGTGACGGGGGCGACTTCTTACAATCTGTACTACGGCACCAAGCCTGGCATCATGTCGCAGATCAATTCAGGGACGTTGTCTCCCGGTGTCACCAAGATAAGCAATCTCCTTGCTGCAACGCATACCGTTACCGGGTTGACCAACGGTACGCCGTATTATTTCGTCGCCACGGCAGTGACGCCGGCTGGAGAGGTCATGGCGACACCCGAGGATGTCGCGGTGACGCCCAGGGTGACTATTGCTGCAGCCCCCGGCAACCTGGTGCTTTCCAGCGCACAGGCGGGCGTGACGACGCTGACCTGGGATCCGGTTGTGGGGGCCGTTTCTTACAACGTGTATTACGGCACAGGTGACAATGACTACTTGAACGGCAGCGTCGAAGCTTACGACCCGGTGCAGAACACCTGGGTGGCCAAGGCGCCGATGCCCACTCCGCGTTGGGGATCCACCGTTTCAGTGATAGACGGGAAGATCTACGCCATCGGTGGCTGGGGGGGCTGGCCGGAGCTGGCATTGGTGGAGATGTACGATCCGAAGACCGATCGCTGGTCCACCACCGTACCTGTGAATCCGGCCACGACAAGCGCCGGCACTGCGGGCCAGACTTTCGCCCCGATGCCGACACCGCGTGACGATTTTGGTTTTGCCGTGCTCAACGGGATCATCTATGCCATGGGCGGCGACACCAATACATTCGATAACGTGAATCGCATCGTCTGTTGCACCAATGTGGTCGAGGCATTCGACCCGATCAGGAACACCTGGTCGACAAAGACCGCGATGCCGACGATACGGGATGATTTTGACGCATCGGTGCTGGACGGTGTGATCTATGCCGTAGCGGGCAGCCGTGATGGCAAATTCACCAATCCTCTTGATCCCACCATCCCGCCGGTCGATGTCACGCCAGAGTGGCTGGCCGCGAACGATGGCGGATTCTCGCTGACGACCGTTGAAACGTTCAGTGTGTCAGACATACCAACTCCCGGCGGTGTATCCGCTGTGAAAGGAAGTGGTCAGGCAGTCATCAGCTGGAACGGTGTTGCAGGCGCGACCTCATACAATCTGTATTGGTCTAATAATGCCGGGGTCTCAACCACAGCGAACAGCAACAAGGTCACCAGTGTCACCTCACCGTACACATTCACCGGACTCACTGCAGGGGCATGGCATTATTTTGTGGTTACGGCAGTGACCGCCGCAGGAGAGAGCATGCCCTCGAACGAGGTGGTTGTTCGTCCTTGATCGATGGCGGCATATCGAAAAACTCACTTCTTCTTCACAAACACTTCACGGTTTGCTTAAATGCAAACTCACAAGCTGCGTATCGGGGAGGGGGCAATGAAACCGGCAAAGAAATGGCTTGGGGGGGCGGCAGCTGTCATGCTCTTGATACTGGTCGCCATGAACGTTCCGTTCAAGCAGCCCGTCGTTCCTGAGGATCTCGTCATCGCCGATGCCGATCAGCTGGCCTTCTCATCATCTACATTGCGGAAGTCGAAGGTTACCTGGCGGACGAAGGTCTGCGGGTCAGTTTCCGCAAGTTCGGTTCCGGCAAGGAGGCGTTGGCTGATACGCTGGCAGGCCACTCCGATGTAGCCACGGTCTACCAGACGCCGGTTGTCGCTGCCGCACTCGCAGGGAAGCCGGTACGGGTGATCGCCTCGCTGCACCGCAGCAACAGCAACTCCGCCATCGTCGCGCGAAGTGACAAAGGCATCAAGGAACTCTCCGACCTGAAAGGGAAGCGCATAGGTGTTCCTTTCGGGACCTATCAGCACAACCTGCTCAAGCGGATGCTGGAAGACCAAGGCATCATGAAAGACGGTGCGCAGCTTATGGATATTCCGCATGCTGAGACACCGCAAGCGCTGGCAGAAGGGCGGGTCGATGCGATCCTGACGCGCTGGCCGTTCGTGGGTGATGCTGAAAATCGACTGCAAGGCAGCGGGACGGTCCGTTTCATCTCTCCGCTGTATAGCGAAGTGAGCGTGCTGGCCACCACCCAGTCCGTCACCGAGCACAAAAGGGAGGCATTGCATCGTCTGATGCGCGCACTGGTGCGGGCAGAAGCCTATATCCACTCCCACCCGGATATCGCGCTGGGATCGGCCATCCGGCACTGGCAGCGCCCGGCGAACGAAAACGACCGTCGTGTCTGGGAGCATCTTCAGTTGCAATTGCGTCTGGACAATGTCCTGCAGCGGACGCTGGAAGTGGAGGCTGACTGGCAGCATCATGCCAAGGCAGCCGGTTCGGCAGACCATTTGGCGCCGCTGATCGATACCGGATTCATGCGGGCCGCCAATCCGTCCGCCATCCTGATCCGCGAGGAGGCACGGTGAGACTGGGGCTCGCCAGCAAACTGATCGCCCCGTGGCTGGCCTTCATATTGGCTGGCGGCGTAGGCATGTATTGGTACATGCACCGTGTCTCGGTGCTCGAGCATGACATCTCGAAACACAACCAGCTGCATGCGCAGGCCGTGGAGATCAGCAAGGAATTGATGTTGCGCACCCAGGAGAGATGGGGCGTGCTGCTCGATCATCTGGCGCATAGGGATCCCACCTCGAGACCCAGGATCATGGACAGTGAAAAGAAGATCACAGCACTGTCCGAGGAGCTTGGGATGCTGTTCAGCGGGCGCGACGAGATGTCCGTACATGCCAGACTGGAGCAGAACCGTTCGGTCCTGGCCGGTTTCATGGTGGCCCGTAGCGGGCTCACGGACGCTTATCTCGACCTGATCGCGGCGATCGATGCGCACGATCTGCAGAAGCAGGTCATCGCCACCGATCGTGTCGCAAGCAAGATGAAGCTGGTCCAGGCGGCGTTGGGTGACCTGATGCAGTATCACATCACCGCGCGCAACAGTGCGCTCGATTACGCCCGTCAGGAGCAGGGCCGGATGCAGGCGCTGCTGTATCAGGCGATCTCGCTGGGCCTGATCCTGGCGCTCGGATTCACCATCTATCAGGCGCTGGATATCGTGCGGCCGCTGCAGAACCTGACGGATACGATCACGCAATACGACATGGGCGGCGAGCGGCTCGAACTTGGAACGACCCCGAGCCGCAAGGACGAGATCGGGTTGCTGGCGCAGAACTTCGAGCATATGGCAGAACGGATCACCCTCTACCTGCATGAGCTGGCGGAAAGCCAGTCCGTACTCCTGGAATCCATGGGAAGCATCTCGAAAGTCGGGGGGTGGGAGCTGGATCTGCGCAACATGCATTTGAGCTGGACGAAAGAGACCTACCGCATCCATGAAGTCGATCCCAGCGTCAAACCGGATCTTGCCGGCGCGATCAATTTCTATGCCCCGGAAGCACAACCGGTCATCCAGGCTGCGGTCGAGCAGGCGATGAAGGAGGGCACCCCCTGGGACCTCGAGCTGCCTTTCATCACGGCCAAGGGCAACAAGATCTGGGTGCGTGCACAAGGCAAGGCGATACTGGAGAACGGCAAGGCTGTCCGCCTGAATGGCGCGTTCCAGGACATCACCGAGCAAAGGAATCTGATCGATTCCATCAAGCAGGCCAATGCCGATCTGGAAGGGTTCAGCTATTCGGTCTCGCACGACTTGCGCACGCCCCTGCGTGCCATAGATGGTTTCTCGCGGATCCTGATCGAGGACTATTCAAGCGTGCTGGATGAGGAGGGCAGACGGTTGCTGAATGTGGTGCGCGACAATACACAGCGCATGTCGCAGCTCATCGATGACATCCTCCACTTCTCGCGCGCCGGACGTACCGCCCTGAACCTGACGGAGTGCGACATGGATGCTCTGGTCCATCAAGTCGCTGAGGAGCTTGCTCCGTCCCGGGCCGGGCGTGACATCCATCTTGAAATCTCCAAGCTCCCGACAGTCATTGGCGACAGAGCCATGCTGCATCAGGTCATCGAGAACTTGCTGAGCAACGCCATCAAGTTCACGCGTGACAGGGCCGAAGCACATATCAGCATCGGATACTCGAATGGGGCTCGTATGCACACCTTCTATGTGAAGGACGATGGCGTTGGTTTCGACATGCGATACGTGGACAAACTGTTCGGGGTGTTTCAGCGCCTGCATGGCATCACCGAATTCGAAGGAACCGGTATCGGCCTGGCCATCGCCAAGCGCGTGATCACCCGGCATGGCGGCAGTATCTGGGCGAAAGCCGAGTTGGATAAAGGGGCGACCTTTTTCTTCACCCTACCCGAAAAGGAGATTCACGATGAACAACGTAAATGACGTATTCCAGATACTGCTGGTCGAGGACAATCCGACCGATGCAGAGTTGACCTTGCGTGCTTTCAGGAAACGTAATCTGTCCAACCAGATCCATTGGGTCAAGGATGGTGCGGAGGCGCTTGATTTCATGTTCTGCAAAGGGGATTACGAGAATCGCGCGCCCCATGACCTGCCGAACCTTGTCCTGCTGGACCTCCATCTCCCCAAGGTGGATGGGCTGGAAGTGTTGCGTATCATCAAGTCTGACAATCGCATGAAATCAACACCGGTTGTCGTGCTGACTTCCTCGAAGGAGGAGCGCGATCTGGTTGAGAGTTACCGGTTCGGAGCCAACAGTTTCGTCAGCAAACCGGTCGAGTTCGATTCCTTTATGGATGCAGTGGCTGAGCTTGGAATGTATTGGCTGCTACTCAACCAACCCTTGCCTTCTACCAAATGATGTCGAAAAAGATCCGTGTTCTGCATCTGGAAGATACTCCGTCGGATGCGGAACTGATCAAGACACAAATCAAGCGTGCTGGCTTGGAGTGTGAATGGCTATGGGTGGAGAACGAAGAAGGCTTTATTCGTGCGTTGCGCGAGCAAGTTCCGGACATCATCCTGGCTGACTATAAACTTCCGTCCTACAACGGGGAAAAGGCGCTATTCGCTGCCTTGGAAATCTGTCCCCATGTCCCATTCATTGTGGTCACAGGTACGTTGGGCGAGGAAAAAGCGGTAGAGCTGATGCGTAATGGCGCAACGGACTATGTGCTCAAGGATAGGCTGGTACGCCTGTCAGAATCCATCCACCATGCTTTGGATAACGCTGAATCGAACCGGGCCCGCCGGGAAATCCAGGAGAAGCTGGTCGAAAGTGAATCATTGCTGCGAGAAGCCCAGGCCATCTCCCATATCGGCAGCTGGTATACCGAACTTGGCAACGACAACTCCTATTGGTCTGAAGAGACCTTCCGCATCTTCGGGCTCGAGCCGGACAAGGAAGCGCACGATATAAACGCGTTCATCGAAGAGTATGTGGTGACGGAAGACCGTCCTCGCATCAGGCGATGTCTGCAGGAGGTGCTTGCCGGGAACGGTGATTTTGAATGTGAGTTCAGGGTCATCCACTCGGATGGTAGCCAGCGCTGGGTGCAGGAGCATGGAAGGCTGATACGGGACAAGGATGGCCACCCGTTGCGTCTCGCCGGAACCAATCTGGACATCACCGAACGCAAGCTTGCCGAGCTTGAACGTATGGGTATGTTGCGCAAGATCGAACAGAACCTGAAGCAGTTCATCTCTGCCATCACCCGCGTGCTGGAACAGCGGGACCCCTATACCGCTGGCCATCAACTCCGGGTCGCCGATCTGGCCCTGTCGATCGCATCAGAAATGGGACTGGATGCCGAGCGTTGCAAGTCTGTACACCTGGCGGGGCTGATGCACGATCTGGGCAAGATATCCATTCCTGCAGAGCTCTTGAGCAAACCGGGCAGGCTCAACGAGATCGAATACATGATGGTCAAGCGGCATCCGGAAGTAGGCTACGAGATCATCAAGGATATCGATTTCCCGTGGCCTATCGCCAAGATGGTGCGTCAGCATCATGAAAGGCTGGATGGCTCCGGCTATCCACACGGCCTGAAAGGTGAGGATATCCTGCTGGAAGCGCGGATCCTGAGCGTTGCGGATGTGGTGGAGGCGATGTCCTCACACCGACCTTATCGCCCCGGATTGGGATTGGAGGCTGCCCTGGAAGAGATCACAAAGCACAAGGGAGAGCAGTTCGATCCTGCAGTGGTCGATAGTTGCATCAGATTGTTCAGGGAACAGGGGTACACATTCACCATCTCGAACATCGGTTCCAAGCTTGAGTGAATCTTTCGCGCTGCTGGGTGGGAGCGGGATGCCATGAAGATGGGAAGTATCCGGTGGGTCGGTAGCGATCCACCCTGCTTTGACAAGATTATTCCTTTAAAGGATTGTGTATGTTGAGATGGCTTGCCGGAGCACATCGCCAGACAGCGGGTGACTCGCTCAGGTTGCTGAAGGCTCAGACGCTGACGTTGCTGACAACGGCATTGATGGTGGTATCGGGCATCATGGCCGTGGTGCGTTTCAATCAGGGCAGTCACGTACAAGCGCTGGTCGATGCGACCTTCTTTTTGATCGCGGTGGTCGGGGTGGTGATGTTGCACCGCTTTCCGCGCAGCTTCCATTGGGTGTCTCGTGTTTTGCTGGCGGCCGGGTCCTTGCTGGCCGTGTCGGCGGTGTACAACCTGCATGACAGCCCTTCGCGTGCGGTCTGGTTGCCTTTGATCGTGGTGCTGGGCTTCTTGTTGCGTGACCGGCGTGAAGGCATGTTCTGGGCTGTGCAACTGATGGTGCTGTTGGTGGGTGCCGAGATATTCATCCATATGCAGGGTCGGCACGCGGACGTGGATGGTCACGACCATATCAGTACCATCGAGTTCCTGCTGATCTTCGCGGCAAATTGGGTGATTGCCACCGTCATGCGCCGTTACGAAGGCATCAAGGAACAGGACGTGGAGAACCTGAAGCGCATCAGCCAGCAGGAGCGCTTCCTGGATACTTTGTTCGACGCTTCGCCCAGCCTCACCATCACCTCTGACGGCGAGCGGATGATCCGCGTCAACCGGACGGCATTGGACTTCTTTGGAGAGCCTTCCAGCGAAGCCTTCATCGCCAAGCACCGCTGTGTTTGCGAATACTTCGTCGAGCGCGAAGGCTACATCGGCCCCTCCATCGAGGGGGCCCGGTGGATGGATCACATCCTGAATCATCCGGGTAACTACAAGGCGTTGATCGTGCGCGAAGGCAAGGAATATGTCTTCAGTGTGCGCTTGGTGCATGTCATGCAGTCGTTGTACTACATCACCTTGATCGATATCACCGAAATCGAGCAGGCCAGCCGGGCCAAGTCCGACTTCCTGGCCAACATGAGCCACGAGATCCGAACGCCGCTGAATGGCATCATCGGCATGACCGAACTGGTCCTGCGCAGCCAGTTGACCGATGCGCAGCACGAGCAGATGCGCAAGATCCAGATGTCGTCGCACGCGCTGCTGGGGCTGCTGAACGACATCCTGGACTATTCCAAGATCGAGGCGGGAAAGCTGGAGCTGGAACACATCTCGTTCAACCTCGAAGAGGTGATGCTCAACGTTTCACAGCTGTTCGATTACGCCATCCACCAGAAGGGCCTGGCACTGAACCTGTCCGTCCACACTGAAACGCCTGCGCGTCTGGTGGGCGACCCTCTGCGCGTGGCGCAGGTGTTCAACAACCTGGTGGGCAACGCGGTGAAGTTCACCGAACGAGGCGACATCTCCATCAACGTGAGGCCGCAATGGCTGGACGACAAGCGAGTGGAATTGCACTGCGATGTGGTGGATACCGGTATCGGCATGAACGAGGAACAGCAGCAACGGCTGTTCCAGTCTTTCTCGCAGGTGGACAGTTCCACCACGCGCCGCTACGGTGGAACCGGACTGGGGCTGGCCATCTGCCGCCAGCTGGTGGAGCTGATGGGCGGTCACATCGGTGTGGAAAGCACGCCCGGTAAGGGCTCTCGCTTCCACTTCTCGTTGGTGCTGCAGGCCGATCGTCGGGGGCTCACCATTGCCGATAAGGGAGCGCCGTTCGCCAATCAGCGCATGTTGGTGGTGGACGACAGCATAAGCGAGTTGCAGTTGCTGGATCACATCCTGTTCTCATGGGGGGTACAGGCCACCTTGTGCTCGAACGCCGATGAGGCTATGCAGAGCCTGCGCAATCAGCAGTTCGACTATCTGATCACCGATTGGCGCATGCCCGGTACCGACGGGGTGGACCTGATCGTTCAGGCGCAGCAGGAACTGGGCGATGCCTGTCCGCGGCTGGTGATGGTGACCGCCTACGACAAGGACCGATTGCTGGCAGAGGCATCGAGCAAGAAGGCGCACATCGACTGTGTCCTGACGAAGCCGTTCACATCCTCCAGCCTGTTTGACGCGCTGGTGCGGCGTGATGTGGTGATGCCCAATCTGATGACAGTCCTGCAGTTTGAAGGGCACGTACTGCTGGTGGAAGACAATGCCATCAACCGGGAGGTGGCATCCGGCTACCTGTCTGACCATGGTGTGCAGGTGAGCATGGCTGAAGATGGGCAGCAGGCCGTGGAGATGGCCCGCGCACGGCACTTTGATCTGATCCTGATGGACCTGCAGATGCCGGTGATGGATGGTTATGAGGCCACGCGACAGATCCGCCAGAGAGACAGCGAGATCCCCATCATCGCCCTGAGTGCCGCCGTGATGCGCCGCGACCACGAGCAGGCGACAGAAGCGGGCATGAATGGCCATCTGGCCAAACCTATCGATACGGCAGCCCTGCAGGCCACGCTGGCCACCTACCTGCGGCCGAAAGACCGTGTGGTGGCACACATTTCTGCTGCACCGTCTGTGGACAAGCCGGCCGATGTATCGGCTTCGACCCTGACGGGGGATGGCCCCATCGACTTCAACAGTCTGCTGGGGCTGGCCCATTCCGCCGATCGTGCATGGAACCTGTTGCGAAGGTTTGTCGAGGAGTTCGGCAATGTGGATGGGCAACTCATCCCCGACCATGAAGATGGAGAGGGCTTCAGGCGCCTGGTGCACACCCTCAAGGGCGTGAGCGGTAACCTGCATATGCCAACTCTGCATATCACGGCGGAACGTGTGGAAGAAGCTGAAGGTGCTGCCGCACATGCCGCAGCATTGGATGATCTGCGACATGCTCTGGATGACGTGTTGCGATACATCGAACAACACGCGCCTGTCAGTTCGAGCGCCGCCACGCCGCCGCCAGTGCGCCCTCCAGCTTCCGTGCATGTGGGAAACGGCCACAAAGAATATGTCGAAGCCGTAGCTGCGCTGCAGGAGGCACTGCATCGCAAGCGCCCAAAAGCGTGCGACGTGGCGCTACAGCTGCTGGAGCAACTCCCGCTGTCTGCCGAAGACAGGGAGCGATGTGCCAGGATCCGTTCAGCATTGAAGAATTACGCTTTCAAAGCGGCGGAGGATGTTTTGAAGGAATGCCATGACAACCGATAAGCGCGCCAGCCTCCTGGTGGTGGACGATACGCACAGTAACGTGGATGTGTTGCTGGAGTTGCTGGATGACGAGTACACGGTGTCGGTGGCACTCAATGGTGAGGATGCACTGGCGTTGGCGCGGGATGAGCCGCCGGATCTGGTGCTGCTGGACATCGTCATGCCTGGTATGGATGGCTTCGATGTTTGCCGTGCCCTGAAGGCTGATGCCGTCACACGCGATGTGCCAGTGATCTTCATCACCGGTATCACAGAAGAATCCAGCATCGAGACCGCGTTTGACATTGGTGGCGTGGACTATGTGACCAAGCCGTTCAAGCCGCGCGAACTGCTGGCACGCGTACGCACACATGTGCAATTGCGCCGCTTGGTGCGACATCTGGACTACATTTCATCACACGACAAGATGACCGGCCTGTACAACCGTGCCCGTTTCTTCGATCTGTCGCAGCAGGCGTGGCTCAACGATCGGCCGCGCCTGTACGCAGGTATGCTCGATATCGATCACTTCAAGCATGTCAACGATACCTACGGGCATCCGGTGGGGGATCGCGTGATCAAGGGCGTGGCCAGTGCGATGAGTGAGGAGTTGGGCGAGCGTGCCATTCTGGGCCGGATCGGGGGGGAGGAGTTTGCCATCATCTGGACAGCCGACGACCAGGAGCAGGTGTTGCGGGACGTGGAGGACATCCGCCGCAAGGTGGCACACCTCGTGTGGCCACAGGAAAGTGGTGAAACGGTGGCCTGTACCGTCAGTGTCGGGGTGGCAGATGTCACGCCAAACATCGGCACGCTTGACGAACTGCTTAAGGCGGCCGACGACGCGCTGTATGAAGCCAAGGGCACGGGGCGCAACCGTTCAGTGTTCCGGGGGCGCACCTTGTTTCAACCGGATTGACAGGCAGGCACAGAACGCCTGACGAGACGGTTACTACTCGATACGACTGACATTGGTCAGCAAGGGGTTGACTATATGAACAAACAAAATACTTATCCATTGGAAAGTGCAGCCAATACGGCCAGCACGCTCAATCAGAAATTGAGCAAGTTGCACATTCGCATATTGGAGAATTTTGACTGTCTTGATCGTATCGCGGTCGCGATGTATGACGATAAGCAGGATCTGCTCAAGACGTTCATCAATAGCACGCGTAAAGGCGAGGCGATCGCACAATATGAATACAGGCTGTCAGATAGTCCTTCGCTGAACCGCTTGGCTAAAGAGGGGATGTATCGTGTCGTGGATGATATCCCCGGCACCATATCTCCAACCTCAAAGCATTCGGAATGGCTGTTGAAGCAAGGCTATCGCTCTTCGTTCACCGTTCCGCTCTACGACAATGGAAAGTTCCTCGGAATAATATTCTTCGATAGCTCGAAGGAATCGGCGTTCACCACGAAAGCACAACGCGATCTCCTGATGTATTCGAACCTGATCAACATGATCATTTCGGAAGAGATCGCGGCGATACGATCCATCGTGGCCTCGGCCAAGGTCGCGCGCGAGATCTCGAATCTGCGCGACTTTGAAACAGGTGCCCACCTGGAAAGAATGGCGCGGTTCGCTCGCATCATCGCACTGGAATTGGCTAAAAGTTATCACTTCAGCGATGAGTTCGTCGAGCATGTGTACCTGTTCGCACCCTTGCATGATGTGGGGAAGATCGGTATCCCGGACCAGATACTCATGAAGCCCGGAAAGCTCACGGATGCCGAGCGCGCAATCATGAAGGGCCATGTGGGAAAAGGCCTGGAGCTGGTTGCGAAGATCCTTGGCGATTTTGGCCTTGAGCAGTTGCCGGACTCCAGGATATTGACGAACATCATCGGGTGTCACCACGAGTTCGTGGATGGCTCCGGCTATCCGCGTGGACTGAAGGGGGATGCCATCCCTATCGAGGCCAGGATAATTTCAGTGGCGGATATCTACGATGCGCTTACCAGTGTGCGGCCTTATAAAAGAGCTTGGGGTGCCGAAGCTGCGATAGCTGAGCTGGAACTCATGGTCCAGAGAGGGAAACTCGATCAGGATTGCGTTGCGGCGCTCAAGCGACGCCTGCCGGACCTTATCGAAATATCGGCCAAATACGTCGATGATGAAGCCGTGGCAAGAAGTTCGGGAGGGATTCTTCGTGATGCAGATATCCAGGTAGGGGGCTAGCTCGTCAGGGGTATTGGCCTATATATTTCGGCATATGGATTCAGAGACACCTTGCTGCTACATTCCACCGAAAACATAGAACGACTTCGTACCGATCATGGCACTCCAATCCATTCCGAAATTCACAGACCCGGCTGCCAAGCTGTATGCCGCCATCCCTGAACATGACAGGAAGTCACTGCTATCGAATGTCTGGTGCAGTGGCTGTCACCATGCAGTCACGATCACCAACTTTTCCGGTGTCGTCCGGTCAGGGAACTTGCTGCTGGTGGGGAAGTGTTCTGAGTGCCAAGGTGATGTGGCAAAGGTGATCGAGACAGTCAGCGCCAGCGCGTAGCTCCAACCGCATCGGATACTCCGTGCCGTAAACCCCACTTTCCCCACCTCCCGCTATGCCGACCTGCGGACTTTCCGATACCGACTCCCAGAATGCAAAAAGGCCACCCCGAGAGGTGACCTAAGTGCAATTATGTTCTGGCTCCCCGACCGGTTCTTACCTAGAACCAAATCCATCGTGCTGCAGCTCCCCGACCGGTTCGTCAGGAAAGTAGCGTAAGCCCTCTCTGACGCCATCTTTGCCCCTGTTTTTGGCTTGCCGGCTGCGTGGATACTGCGCAGCATGGCACAAGACCGCTCCAAACCGCTTTCCGAGATCACTTTCCACTGCAAGCAGGCTTCCTGCTGCCGGTCGTTCAAGGCTGAGCCTGGCAGGGTAGAGCCTGCGCCTGAGCAGGATCATCACCCGTTCCTGTATTTCGCGGCCTGCCCGAGTTGTGGGGCGGAGTGCGAGCAGGTTTACTGGGAACGGAACCTGCTGCGGGCCTATTCGAAGGCGACCGGCCCTCGAACGGAGGAGGGAAAGGCGGTTTCCGCGGCCAATCTTGATGGGCATCCGACGCCGGAGGAGGCGTTGCGCACCCGTTTCAATGCTATGAAGCACGGGCTTTCTGCTCGTACCGCTACCTATTTCCCGGCCAAGCCTGATGGTTATTCATTCTGCAACGGTTGCGAAGTGGACCGCGTCCACTGCAAGACGCAGCCGGCCTGCGTGAAGCAGACAGAGATCTTCATGCTGCACCACGCTGCATTCGAACAGCGCAATCCAAAGCACCTGATGGGCATCTATGCCGATATGCAGGCGTCCATCTTCGCCATGGTGCGGCAGATCCTGCAGACCATCGTGGCGGACGGGGTGAAGATCGAGCAGGTGGTGTGGGATAAGGACGAGGATGGCCAAGTGCGGGTCGCCGAGTACTCTGATGAGCATGGCCAGCGCCACATTCTGCGCGAGAACATCATGGCGCACCCGCTGTTCAAGCCTTTGGGTGAGCTGCTGAGCCGAACCGGTCTGACACTGGCCGACATGGGTATGACGCAGAAGGTGATCGAGGCGGAGGAGGACCAGCTCGGGCGCCTGGAGCAGGCCCAGGAGGAACAGGAGGCGGCATCGGCATTCCGTACCAAGCAGATGGAACTGCTGTCGGCGCTGGCAGAGAAGGTGCAGCGCGCAAACAAGCAGACTGAGAGTGATACGAAGCTGATCGAGTATCAGCAGGGCGGTGCGGCGTGAAGCCTGCAAACTTTGCCCCGGTATATGCCTGCATGTACCCAGCGCTGGCTGATATTTCAAGGAGCCACGGTTATGCACTTGCCGCCCACGGCAGTATGTCGCGCGATTTTGACTTGGTATGCATTCCATGGGTTGAAAATCCAGGCGATCCTCAGGCGGTGGTTGATGCATTTTGCGAGCACTTCGCCATCCGGCAGGTGGGAGATCCTGTAGAGCATCTGCACGGACGGCTCGTATTTACGATCATCGTTCAATTCGGGGAATGCTTCCTCGATCTGTCATTCATGCCCGCGCGGCCGTATAACACATGAGCCGCGTCACCTCCGCTGACCGCATCCGCCTCTCCGACCGCGCCGAGAAGGAGATCCTGCGCTACAAGGACGACCACGCCATGTGGCACAAGCATGTGCACAACGTGGAGCTGGACCCGATGCAGATCCTGAAGTGCATCGAGATGGACGAGCACCCGAACACAATCGACGTGTCGTGCCGGCGGACGGGCAAGACGGCGGTGAAGGAGATGCATGCGCTCAAGCACAACGCCACCACGCCGGCCCAGGAGCTTGGCATCGTGGCCCCGCGCTTGCAGCAGTCGCAGAACAATCTGAACTACCACCTGGAGGCGATCAGGCGCTCCCCCATCCTCAAGGCCTATATCGAGTACAAGGGTGGCCGCGAGCAGCTTTCCGACACCAAGTACCAGTTCCGCAACCTTTCAAAGGCCTCCGCCTACGGCATCATGTCCCAGATCGACGGCGATGCGATCAGCTACGCCTCGATCGAAGAGGTGGACGACATGCCGGCCGACCGCCTGTTGTCCCGCTTCCTGCCCATGCTGGGTTCCGCACGGCGCATGGGGGCCAGCAAGGAGGTGTCGTTCAAGCCGCAGATCCGCGTGACGGGGGTGTTCAAGGGCGCGGACGTGATCCAGCAGCTCATCGACTCGAAGCAGTACCATCTGCTGCCAATCGTGAACGTGTACCTGGGCATGGAGATGGGCATCCTGAACGAGGCCTTCATGCTGGAGATGCGAGCCCAGTTGCCGGACGGCGAGTTCATCCGCCAGTTCCTGTGCAAGAACGTCGCGGCGCAGAACCACATCTGGGAGAAGTACATCCGCAAGGCGATGCAGGTCGGCCTGCAGGCGCGGCTGCAGATCGCCGAGCCTATGCCTGGCATGCGCTACAAGAAGCGCGGTCTGATCAGCTTCGGATATGACCATTCAGGGCACGGAGAAAACCCGACGGCATCCAAGTCAGCGCTGGTAGTGTGCGAGCAGATCGGCAACTTCGTTACCTTCCCGTTCGTGAAGACTTGGGCGGCGGCCACCGACGACAAGGTGGTCGAGATGGATCTGTTCGGCCTGTGGCAATACTTCCGACCGGACTATGCGATGGGTGATGCCTACGGCGTTGGCATGCTCACCAGCCTGAACGACAGGCTGTATGCCAACGGCCTCACAGAGATCGATCGCCGCACCATCGGTGACGGGGAAAGCACCGCCACCACCTGGGCGCAATGGCCGTTTTCGCCCATCCGCTTCGAAGGCATGACCAAACACAGCATGGCCACCGCGCTGCGCGCCGCTTTCCACAACGGCCAGGCGGCAATCCCATATTTCAGTGACGACCGCGACGTGATCGAGGCGCAGGAGAAGGCGAACGTCATCTGGATGCCCGGCACGACCGAGCAGGCACTGTCCGGACCGCCTGAATGGCTGGCTTTCGTGCGCCAGCTCGGCAACATCAAGGCGCTACCGACCAAGGTCAGTTATTCCAGCTACAAGATGGCCAACCCGAAGATCGGCGACGACTTGTTCGATGCCGCATGCGCCGGCACATGGGCGCTGGTGACACGCGGCGAATCCGGCTTTGTCGAGACGGTGATCAGCAGTCGCGTGCAGACGCGCGAGCAACTGATGGGGCAGCCGGTGAGGCTGGCGGCATGAGCGGTACAGGGCATCTGGACATGCTCACCTCGGCGCAGATCGAGGCGCTGCGCGGCCGCGTGTTCGTGCCTGGCTTCAAGTACAAGACGCTGCCGAAGCGCCCGCTGCGCGAGCTGACGCAGCGCGAGAAGGAGGCCGTGGTCGAGCGCAGGGCAAAGGTGCACGCGCTGGGGCAGGATGCTGTGGATTTCGTGTCTGAGCTGCATAAGGCTGGGCTGATCGACGGCTGGCGCAGCGTGGGTGATGTCGTGATATTCAACGAAGGGGAACACCATGAGAATGCTTGATCGACTGAAAGGCATGGCCAAGACGGCCGCGGTGAAGTGGGGCGGCGGCGTGCTGCCGAACGAGGTCGCCGCGCAAGGCGAGCGCACCAGCGAGAGCGGCCGACGCACCACGCCGGAGAACCAGCTCAAGTACGCCTACCGGATGATGTGGGTGGATCCCGAGCTGCGGCAGTCCATCCTCGATATCCGCGAGATGGACAAACTGGACGGGCGGGTGAAGCGCATCCACAGCCGCGTGGCGCGCGACACCATCCGCGGCGGGCTGCTGTTCACCCAAGAGCGACCGAGCGAGGAGATGTTGAGCGAGTGGAAGGAATACTCGCGCCGCCTGCAGCTCAACCGTGTGGAGAAGTTGCGTTCCGACGCGCGCGGGCTGGTGATGGAAGGGAATCTCGGACTTCAGTGGGTGCTGGACCAGACAAACAACGTCGCCGCTGCCATCCGCATGCCGTCTGAGACCATCCTGCCGAACGTGGCCGATGACGGCCGCTTCAAGGACGTGACCAAGGCCTACAGCCAGTTCGACATCATCACCGGCAAGGAACTCACTGCCTTCCCGCTGTGGAAACTCACGCTCGCCCGCTACGACCCGGACAACTTCGACGACATGGGAAGCATGGGCCGCCCGTTCCTGGACGCATCGCGCACCGTGTGGCGCAAGCTGCAGATGACCGATGAGGATCTGGTCATCCGCCGCCGCATGCGCGCGCCTCTGCGCATGGCACACGTGCTGGAGGGGGCGACGCAGGATCAGGTTGATCAATATCGCGCACAGGTGGAGAAAGATCAGGCGGAAGGCGCGACGACCGACTACTACCTGAACAAGAAAGGCAGCGTCAGTGCAGTGCAGGGCGACAGCAACCTGGACCAGATCGCCGACATCGTGCACCTGCTCGACACCTTCTTCGCCGGCTCCCCGCTGCCAAAGGGCATGATGGGATACACCGACGGGCTGGCGCGCGACATCCTGGAAGACCTGAAATCTGCCTACTACGAGGAGGTGGACGCACTGCAGGACACCCTGTCCTGGGCATACGAGCAGGGCTTCCGCCTGCACCTGCTACTCAAGGGAATCAACCCGGACGACCAGGAGTTCGAAGTCACCTTCGCCGAGCGCCGCACCGAGAGCATGACCCAGACCACCGACCGTGGTTTGAAGTTGAAGGCTCTGGGATTGCCTGAAAGCCTTATCTGGGAGGAGATCGGTTTCGACCCGGTGACGGTGGCTGCTCGCCGCCAGTGGGAGTACGACACCAAGTACAACCCGTACCCGCCGGAAGATACGAGAGCGGAGCCGCCGCCGGTGGTGAAAATCACGCCTGGCAATGCGCGCAAGGGGAACAGCGGAACCAGCATAAGCAATGGCTGATCGCCTCGCGATACAGGCCGCCATCAAGCGCGCCACGAAGACCGCCCAGCGCGCCATGGATGAGCTGGATGCGGAGACTCTGGCCGATCTTGAAAAGTTGTATCGTCAGGCCGCTGCCGACATCTCATCCAGGATCGCGCGGTATTCCGGTCCTGATGGGAATGTCTCGATCGCTGAACTGAAGAGCGTCCTGGCGCAGGTGGAGAGCAGGATCTCCGAACTTTCCGCTGCCAGAGATGCGCTTCTGAGAGACAGTCTGATTTCCTCCGCCGAATTCGGTACCAATCCATTCACAGATACCGCGTCCATGTCCGAAATGGCAGCCATGAGGATAAACAACGAGGCGGTGCGGTTCGTGCACACCTTTATTGGAGCAGATGGGCTGCAGCTCTCGGACAGGATCTGGAGGCTGGACCGGCACGCTCGCGACGCGGTAGTCAACGCCATCGAGATGGCGGTCGTGCAGGGGCAGGGTGCAGCCCAAGCGGCTCGCGAGTTCCTGGTGCGAGGAGAGCCGGTGCCGATCGAGATCAAGGGCAAGATCGATGCTGCAAATGCTGCCAGAATCGCCAAGGAGACCACGGACAGTTTGATGACTGGATCCGGATCTCCGCTGGACAATGCCCTGCGTCTGTTCCGCACCGAGATCAATCGCGCCCACGGCGAGGCTTATATCAAGGGCGCGCTCGAACATCCAGACGCGGCCGGCGTGCGCTTCCTGCTTTCTCCGGGCCATCCCAAGCCTGACATCTGCGATCTGCACGCATCGGCCAACCTCTACGGTCTTGGCCCTGGGGTATATCCAAGCCGCGATAAGTGCCCTTGGCCTGCGCACCCGAACACATTGAGCTATGTGGAAGTGGTGTTCAAGGACGAAGTGACCAACCTGGACAAGGACGGCAAGGAAACGCCCATGCAGGCGCTGGCCAGGCTCACACCAGCGCAGCAGATCGGTGTGCTTGGGAAGAACAAGCATGAGGCGTTCAAGTCCGGTCTGCTCACCCAGGGCATGATCAAAGCGCCATGGTCTGCCGTTCAGAAGCGCATCACTGATGGAGCGCGGCCCGCCAAGAAGGTCTACAGGCCACACCGCAGCACCGCGATGGGTCTGGATGATTACATCGCAGCCGGTCGCGAGATATCAGACCAACTGCTGGGCAGTGTTCCGAAGAACGGTGCAGAGATCCTTGAGGCATTGCATCGATCACTCAAGGAAGCTAGGCCCATCATGACCCCCGCGCGCGTCCAGAACAACGGGAAAGGTGCTGACCTGGTCCGCCTGGCTTCGCAGATGTTCCCAGACGACTGGACCAAATTGGCAGATCGCCACGGTGCATTGCATGCGAAGTTCTCCACCTCGCGAGGAGGGTATCTGGATATCCCGCACGCGCTGGCAGGAAGGCCATACCGCGGCTGGTATGGATTCAGCGGCGTCGCAAAGGGTGGGGAAGGGTTCATCCGCGCCGGCAAGTTCTCGACCGCCGTGCATGAATATGCCCACCGGCTACAGCACGCGATCCCAGCTCTGGACGACATGTTTCAGACGCTGCATGGCCGCAGGACAGAAGGCGACCAGCTGGAGCGCCTAAGGGACTTGTTGCCTGGGCATGGCTATGCTAGAAACGAGGTAACCAGAAAGGATGAGTACATCCATGTTTACCAGGGTCGCATCTATTCCGGGAGCAACTATCTGGGCAAGCATGGCGCGCTCGAAGTCATGACCATGGCGTTCGAGAGCGTCCTGGGTGGCAAGGCAGATGCCTTGCTGAAACTGGTTGAGAAAGACCGTGAGATGTTCGACCTTGTCATTGGGCTGCTATTCAAATATGTTCCGTAGCTACACATTGCAGCCCGCTGTATGGCATCAGCAACCGCTCGAATTCGAATGGGATGCGGACAGCGGGGAAGTGAAAGGGGCTGGCGCCGAGAAGCTGCTCGCCATGGTCGCGGCTGCGATAAAAGACGGATATGTCGTTGGGGACCCATACCCGACCAGCTACTCCATCACTGATCCGCTCCATAATCTCGGCGAGATGGCCGCGATACTCGGCAATGACTGGAAGCTGCCGGATGATCTTGCTGCTGCCTATCCACATATCGATGATGATGACGAGATCCCGGTGCTCATCGACGAGTCAGGCAGTGAACGTCCCGTCGACATGATCAACTGACGCATCCGCCCGGCTCCGACAAGCCCGCCTCGCGCGGGTTTTTTGTTGTCCACAGAATCGGTGGATAACCCTGTCGATAACAATCCATCTCCCCACATCTGCCGGCGTATGCATCGCGCTGCACGATTTTTCAACTTGCCATCTTTGCCCCTGTTTTTGACTTGACCATTTCGAGAAACTTCCCCTCAACCTGAAAAGGCCTCCGTCCTGCGGGTGCACAGCTCGCTCGCTCCAGCCTGTGGGACGGAAATCACAAGGGGAACGAAATGAATCACGGCCGCCACATCCTGCTTTCTGAGCAACCCAAAGGGACAGTGCGATTCCTGTCCGGCATCCATGTGACCCTGGATGAAGGAAAGACTCAGAGCTGGGTGACGGTGACGCGCACCGGAAAGTTCAGCGATCCGCGCTACGGTAAGTTCGAGATCTCCAGGGCAATGCTGCTCTCGATGGTCAAGAACTTTGACGCCAAGGTGTATGGGCAGGACATCTTCATCGATGTCTCGCACCGGCCTGACAACGGCGCCGCAGGCAAGGTCATTGCGCTCAAGGTGGAAGGCGACAGGCTGCGCGCACTGGTGGAGTGGACGCCGTACGGCATCGATGCCATCAAGCGGCTTGGCATGATCTACCTCTCCGCCGAATTCCATGAAGACTGGCAGGACAACGAGGCCGGCAACAAGCACGGCTGCGTCCTGCTAGGGGCTGGGCTGACCGTGCGTCCGGTCATCAAGAAGCTCGACCCCGTGATGTTATCGGAGGCGTCCGGCGATGTGCCGACCTACCTCCATCCCGAACTGCAATCAACACTCTTACAGGAGATCCAAGCCATGTGGAAAGAACTGCTGAAACAACTGTCCGAAAAACTGAAGTCCTTCAACCTCTCCGAACCCGTCGTCGGCTCTCTGGTCGCCGCTGCCGAAAAGGCACTGAGCACCACCACCGATGAGGTCGCAGCCAAAGCGCTGATCGGCACCTTCGAAACCTCCGGCAAGCAACTGGCCGAATCCATCGGCGACCGCGTCGTGCAGCTGTCTATCAGCGCACCTTCCCTGCCTGCGGGCCTGAGTGCTGACGATGTGCGCAAGCTGCTGGCCGAAGAAGCGCAGAAACAAGCCGACGCCGCCAAGAAGTTGGCAGAAGGCAAGAGCGCCAACATCAAGCTGCTGTCCGACACCATCAACGCCGCCACCGGTCTGGACGAAGCGACCAAGAAGACGCTGTCCGACGAGTGCGTCGACCTGATCACTGCCGATCTGAGCGCAGAGCAGGTGAAGCGCCTGGCCGAGATGCAGATCAAGAAGGGAAACGATCTGGCGGTGGCGAAGCAGCTTTCCTCGTTGGGCTACGCCACTCCTGCTGGCCGCATCCACCTCGAAGGCGTCACCGGCGACAGCCAGAAGTTGGACGGCATCTATCGTGACCACCTGAAGCGGACTTCTGCCTACGCGATGGGCAAAATCAAGCTGGCCGAGAAGCAGCATCCGTTCGTGACCATGGTGCTGTCCGCATTCGACAGCCTGCACGCCCACAAGCTGCACGAGGAAGTGAAGATGCTGGCCGGCGAGACCGGCATCGGCAACACCAGCCTGCCGGTCGGTTTCGTGCGCGAGGTTATCCGCGAGGCCTTGAGCGACCTGAACATCCTGGCGCTGGTCAACACCATGATGGACCCCACCGCCACGCTGACCACGCAGATCCCGTATGAGCAGCGCGACGTGTCGCAGGTGTACAACGACGGCATCGTGTATGAAGGCCAGGAGATCCACCGCGCCGGCATCGCCCAGGCGATGGATGCGGCCTACATCCAGCCGATGAAGATCGCGATCATGGTCTCCAACGAGGTGATCCACTTCACCCGCGCATCCGGCATCAACTGGGATGCTCTGAGCCGCAACCTGGAATCCGCAGCCCGCTTCATGCGCGAGCTGGTCGCCCGCCGCATCGCCAATGAGCTGCAGCGCAGCGCAGATGCCTACGGCGCGATCGCAGTCACCGGCGAGGCGTTCGATGCACAGCTGACCGGCAGCAACAGCATCATCAAGACAGCCAACTACCCCATCGTCCGCCCCTTCCAGGCGCGCGACATGCAGGGCAACGCCATCGGCAACGCCGAGCACCCGATCGCCATTGTGCTGAACGGCACCGCCATCAGCGCATACGACGGCACCGGCGCGCAGGCCGCAGGCACCTACTACCGCGTCATCAACTACAACCTGGGCTACGTCCAGCTGGTCGACCAGGCCGGTACGCCTGTCACGCCGGCCGATACCGGCACCAACACCATCGGTTACAGCCGCGCGACCAACATCGTCAAGGTCGATCTGGACGTGCCCTCCGGCTCCACGCTGGAGAAGCAGCTCAACAAGGCGCTGCAGGCTATCGGTGCGCGTAAGGCCGTGTTGTCCGGCGACCGCTACGTCACGCCGGACTTCCAGCTGATGAGCCCGACGCTGAACGACCAGCTCACCAACGCCGAGCAGTTCGTCGAGAGCGGCATGCGCAAGGACGCCGACGTGTCCGCCGCCGGCGACCTGACCACGGTCAAGGGGCTGGCAGCGTTCGGCACCAACGCCCCCGGCATCGACCTGGGCGACGAGCGCATCATCATCGGCCAGCGCGGCGTGCTGGGCTACACCGTGGCCAAGCCCTTCTCGTTCGGCGACCTGTTCGAGGCGGTCGGCGCGAACGGCAAGCCCATCGGCAAGAAGCAGGCCTACGGCGAGGAGTACAGCGCGATCAAGGTGCCGACCCCGGTACGCGACCGCATGACCTCGGTGCTGGTTTACAGCTTCACCGGCCGTTAATCCATAACCCAAGAGGAAGCGCGCTACCCCGGCAGGCATGAGTCCTGCCGGGATGTGCCAAGGAGATCGAGATGAGTAAAGTCCCGTATCACAACGACACCGACAAGTTCGTCCACATCGGCAGTGTGACCATCGCCCCAGGCGCCACCCGCGACGTGGAAGAGACACATCTGGCCGAGTACTCGAAGCCGAAGGAGTCGGCCCCCGCCGCACCTGACGCCATCGCCGACCTGCTGGCCGGCACCGCTGCCGAGGTGATCGCCAAGCTGCCCGGCTTGTCTGCCGCCGACCTGGAGCAGGTCGAGCTGCGCGAGCAGGAAGGCAAGAATCGCAAGACCGTGCTGGCCGCCATCTCTGAAGCGCTGCTGAACCTTGCCGCGCAGAATCTGGCCGAGCAGATCGCGCTGATGAGCGATGCCGACCTGACCGCTGCGCTGGAAGAGGCCAAGACCGACATCAACGTCGATGCCGACTATCTGGCCGCGCTGGAAGCAGAAGCGGCCTCCCGCAATCCAGGCGGCGCTGCCTAAATGGCCGGCACCATGTCCAAGGCAGACTTGGTCGCGGACCTGAAGGCATCTCTTCAGGACGCGGCCAACATCTTCACGGCGGAAGCGGATGCCGACTTCGAGCGGCACCTGCTTGCCGCCGCCTTGGACATGGCCCGCAAGCGCCCGCGCACGCTGCTGGGCACGCTCACGCTGGTGGCGGAACAGTTCAACTACGCCGCACCAGCGGACTTCCATGCATTCAAGTCCTACCTGTGGGGGCTGAACCGCGCCAAACCCTGGGAAGCGAACTACCCCGGCCGCCTGCCGGACGTGCGCAGTGCGGTGAACGGAAGCACGCGCGAGTTGCACTTCCTGCCCGCACCCACCGGCGCGCAGATCGCCGCGCTCGGTTCGGACTTCAAGTACTACTACTACGCCGCCCACAGCATCGGCGCCACCGCTGCTGAGACCACCATCCAGGCGGCAGATCGCGGCCTGCTGCTGCTGCGTGCCCAGGCCGAGGCCATGAAAGAGATGGCCATGCGCAACATCGGCAAGCCGGTATCCATGCGCGATGGTCTCAACAACGGCCCGCGCAACGGAACCCCGAGTTACCTGTTCGAAACACTGATGAACCAATTCGAAGGAGCGAACTGATGCTGATGACTTTGCTTTCAATGCTCGGTGGCGGCGTGATGCGCCTGCTGCCAGAGATCATGGCCTTCCTCAACAAGAAGGCCGACAACGCCCACGAGCTGGCCATGATGGACAAGCAGCTCGAACTGGAGAAGGCGCAAGCCGCCAACCGCAAGGAAGAGATCGTTCTGCAGGGCGACATCAACCAGACGATCGCGCTGCTCGACGCGCAGAAGACAGCGCTGGCCGGGCAGATGCAGAAGATCGGCATCAAGTGGGTGGATGCGCTCAACTTCCTGGTGCGGCCGCTGACGACTTACTTCTTCCTTGGCATGTACGGGCTGGTGAAGATGGCGATGCTGGTCGTCGCGCTGCGCGCCGCCGACCCGTGGTCATCCATCATCCAGTGCTGGTCTGCGGAAGATGGCGCGATCCTCTCCGGGATCCTCGCCTTCTGGTTCGTTGGTCGCGTGTTCGACAAGAAGCAATGATCCAGGTACTCGAAGCCCTCGTTCAAACCATCAAGCTCCTTCAGGGATTCGAGGGTTGCCGCCTGCAGGCCTATAAGTGCCCGGCCGGAATCTGGACCATCGGCTGGGGCGAGACGCAGGGCGTGAAGGAAGGCGACGTGTGGACGCAGGAACAGGCTGATGCCCGCCTGCGCCAGCGCGCGGCCAGTTTCATGTTCGCCGCGCTCACAAAGTGCCCGGCGCTGTTCCGCGAGCCGGAGCACAGGCTGGCCGCCTGCGCCTCGCTGGCCTACAACATCGGCACCGGCGCGTTCGGGGTATCCAGCGTCTGCCGTTTCACCAAACGCGGGGACATCAATGCGGCAGCGGATGCCTTTCTGCTGTGGAACAAGGCCGGAGGCAGGGTGCTGAAAGGGTTGGTCGTCCGACGCGGAATAGAGCGCACCCACTATCTTCATGGAGCGGCAAAGTGAGTTCAGATATCAAGACAGAGATCGTCGCCGCCATCGCCAAGACGAATGACGAGAACATGAAAGTCGTGCTGATGCTGATGCTGGGGGTTGTGAGCGACATTGGAGACCGTATCGAGGCGCTGCGGCGTGACGAACAAGGATTACGCGCCGCGGTGCTGAACGGTCACGAACCCGTCCACCACGCCCACCATGAATGGATCACCCGCAAGATGGAAGAGGAGGCGGAAGAAGCCAAGGCCGACAAAGCCTCGCGCCGCAAGATCCGCGACGGGCTGATCGAGCGCGGGCTGTGGGCCGCGCTGGCCTTGCTGCTGTTGCTGTATGGCGTGGTGCTCAAATGACAGACTTCCACCTCAAGATCGACCTCAAGCCCACCCGTGATGGCATCAATGGCTTGCCGGCGACGGTCGTCGAGGTCGTTGAACCGAAGCTGTGGCGCGGTGCGGAAGAAGTGGCGCGCACCGCAAAGGGGAAGGCGCCCAAGGCGTTCAGCCACCTGGTGAACTCCATCCGCTCCGAAAGGATCGGCCCGCTGCACTATCGCGTCGTGGAGGGCATGAACTACGGCCGCGTGGTGGAAGAGGGGGGGCGTCCGCACGGCGTCAGCTCTGTAAAGCTCATCCCCTGGGTGGAGCGCGTGCTGGGCGCGCGCGAAAAGGAAGCGCGCGACAAGGCCTTCCTGATCGCCCGCGCCATCAAGCGCCGCGGTACCCGTGCGCAGCCCTACATGCGCCCCGCCGCAGAAGAGAACGTCGACCGCGTGATCGCGCTGGTGCGGAAGGGCGTGGATGAGGGAATCCGGAAGGCGATGGCATGAGCGAACTCGGCACCCGCATGGAGCTGATCAAGACGTTGTTCGCCGTGGCGTACCCGCTGCGCATCGTCACGCGCGACCTGCTGCCTTTCGATCAGCGCAAGGCAGCAGACCTGCAGGCGGGCATCTGGACGATCATCGGCAACGGCGAGCGCGACTATGCCAACTACAGCGGCCGCGAGGGGATGGACGGCAGGCAGCCACTGTTGATGGTTGCGCAATTCGTCATGCCGGAGGGCACAGCCGGATCAGCGATCGAGGAGATGGAATTCACCCTGGTGGAAGAGGTGAAGACCTTCCTGCGCGACAGGCTCACCATCGACCCGCGCCTGGCCCAGCTCTTCATGCTCGGCTTCCGCCAGAGCCAGCAACTGGATGCCCCGTATGGATGGGTATCCATCGACCTTGAATTCCTCGAGTAGGAGAAGAGAGCCATGGCCAAGACGAAATCGCAGGAAACAGTGAGCGTCGCCTACCACGCCGGCCCGGGAGAGATCATTTTCCTCGGACGACATTGGTATGTCGGACATGCGCAGACCATCACGACGGAAGAGTGGGCGGCTATGCAACAGCGCCCGGACCTGAACGAATACCAGTTTGAAGAGGAGAAATAGCCATGCCCGCACCCGTAAAACCGAATCTCTCGAAACTCATCCTGCAATACCAGACCGGCGGCCTGCGGGTCGCGCCGGATCCTGCCGGCGCAAAGGTCATCCCGTTCCATAAGCTGGACCTTGGCCGCGATCCGCGCCGGCAGAAGGATGACTCGTTCAACCAGTCTGCGCTGGGCAACGCATCGCAACCCGGCAGCCCGATTGTGCCGGCTGCGCCGCTGGAATCCATCCTCGATCTGCGCACCATCGGCTACCTGATCAAGCTGCTGCTTGGCCAGCCGGTCACCACCGGCACCACGCTCAAGACGCACACCTTCCCGGTGGATCTGGCGACCCGCCCGTATGCCTTGCTGGAACGGCAGCATTCCGACATCAGCAAATACTGGCGCTGGCTGGGCGTGCACTGCAATTCTCTGGCCTGGGACATCAAGAACCCCGAGCAGCTGATCACCGCCCAGCTCATGGCCGCGCAGGAGATCAACCCCATCCCCACCAGCGCATTCGATGCCGCGCCTACCGGCGTCAGCGCCTTCCGCGCCAACTCCGGCAGCGGCGTGATCTCCAACGGCGTGGACACCGCGCTGGGCACCGTGGTGGGCGGCAACATCGAGATCAGCAACAACATCGAGCCGCAGGAGGCCGCCGACGGTACCGATGGCTACTCGCTGTTCTACCCTACCGAGCTGACCTTCAAGGGCAAGATCAAGTGTGCGTTCGACGGAGCAGGGGCCTACAACCTGGCGCGCACCGGCACACAGACCCGCCTCAAGCTGGTGACAGCCGCCACCATCGGCGCCAACACCTTCGACCTGACTGTGGATATGCCCTACGTCGAGCTGATGGAAAAGGCCCAGCCTATCAGCGGCAAGAGCGGTCTGTTCGCCGAGCTGGACTTCGCCGCGGTGAAGGGGGCCACGCTCCCGACCGTCGTGCTGCGTAATGACGTGACCGCGTACTGATCTCCTCCCTGGCCCCGAAGCGTCCGGGGCCTTTTTTATTCGAAAGGAAGCCGACATGGCTATCAAACTGCTACTCAACCCTGCTGCGGAAGCCCGCGCCTGCACCCACCCCGGCACCGGCGTGCGTTTCATGATCCGCCCAATCACCCCCGAGCGCTACGCAGAACTGCGGCGCGCCGCGATGAAAGGGGACGGCGAGATCGACGTGAAAAAATGGAACGGCTCCATGGCTGTAGAAGTCATCGCCGATTGGGGGCAGGATGTGGGCGACAAGAACGGCCCCTTACCCTGCACCGATGAGAACAAGCGTATCTTCGGCTGCAACCAGGCCGCCAATATCATGCCCTGGGTCACCGACCAGGCCTGCAGCCTGGACCATTACCGCCTGGAAGAGGAGCAGGCCGCAAAAAACGCCTAGCCGCCCGGGCGCGCTGGACGCGCGAGATCGGGTGGGAATACCTGCAAGCCATGGAGGAATCCGGGCGCGAGATCGACCCGGACGATCTTCCGCCATCGCTGGAATGGGAAGCTCCCGTCTGGGAGCTCTACCAGCGCTTGCGCACACAGTGGCGCGTCGGCCCCACCGGCAAAGCCTACGGGCTGGATTACAACCCGGCCATCGCGCTGATGCAGGCGGCCGGATGGGATATCGACATCGGGCTGGAGCTGCTGCAGGTGGTGGAGGTTGGCTTGCTGGTGCCAGTTGACAGGCCTGGGCAGCAGCTTTAATCTTCGCCCGTGGCCATTTAAATTATCTTGACTTCAATGGCATTATTGTGCTTGTTGATGGTCAAATTGAACTAATTTAGTGGTGGCGTGTCTTTGTTGGCGTCATCTTTTGTTGTTGTAATCACTGGGGAGGAGGAGTCATGGTGTCTGCCATTAAATCTATTGCGAAGCGCATAGTCGTGTGCGAAGACGACGAATAGCCTAGATTAATATCATTAAGGCCGCCGCTTGGCGGCCTTTGTTTTTTAGAGGTGATATATGTCTGAATATGAAATTTCAAATTTGGTATTGGTTACGCTTACGTTGCTTGTTCTTTCAGGTCAGCTTAGGGCCCTTAAAAAGACCTACCTTGCAGACCATGAAAGAAGAATGAAACAGGAGACAATTGATTACCTGAATAGATTCAGAGGTGCATATAAGCCAATAGAAGAAGCATTGTTTTCAGGTGAAATCGACTTGAAGAATCTGGCCGATCATCAGGCAGTTTCGATTCGGCACATTCTGTCCAAAGTAGAGCATTTGGCTGTTGGAGTAGACGCAGGGATATATGACTTCGATCTTGTAAACAGGATGAGCGGGGCATTCCTGGTGAATATGTATTCAAAATTCAAGTCATATATTGAGGAGACGCGCGAATCTAGGAGTAACCAAAATATCTACATTGAATTCGACAGGCTGCAAAAACGGATAAGTGATACTAGATCTGTCAGCAATTCCGGGAAGATGCGGTATATATAAGGGGTAGATAGCATACGCACCCTGTGCGCGCGCGGGTTTTATAGCCATCTTTGCCCCTGTTTTTGACTTGCCAAGGCCCGTAGTCTGCGGGCATGGGCGACAATTCCAACGTCAGGATCGACATCACAGCCAGCGCGGCGGGCATGCAGCCCGCCGTGTCTCAGGCCGAGCAGAATTTCAACGCGCTTGAGGCCTCCGCCAACAAGCTCGGCAACCAACTGACCCACACTAGCGCGAACTTTAACAAGGCAGGTCTTTCTGCCGGTCAGTTGCGCATGGCCACTCAGCAGCTGCCGCTGCAATTCCAGGATATCTGGGTGTCGCTCGCCGCCGGACAAAGCCCGATGATGGTGCTGATCCAGCAGGGTACGCAGATCTCAGGATCGTTCGGCGGTGTAGGAAATGCGGCAAAGGCGATGGGCGGTTACATCATGGGGTTGATTACGCCGTTGACATCGACAACGTCCGTCCTGGCGGCGAATACAGCGGCCACGTTGGAGCTGGCTACGGCAGAGGTGCAGCAGACTGCTATTGCGCTGGCCTCAGCGCGTGCGAATAACGCACTAGGCACCAGCCATGCTGCGGTTGCCGCAGCAGAAACATCCCATACCGCAGCATTGGTAAGACTGGAAGCGGTGCAGACTGCCAGTGCAGCCAAGGCTGGATTGATGTCTCGTGCGCTTGGTTTTCTCACCAGTCCGCTTGGTATGGTCACGCTGGCCGTTGGTGCGGGTGCGGCGGCATGGTATTACTGGGGCAACTCCGCCGAAGAGGCGGCAAAGAAGGCCGAGGCAGGCATTGATTCTGTGAAGAAGAAAGCGGATGAAGCGGCCAACTACACCAAGAAACAACAACTGCAGCAGCTGACCTACCAGATCCAAAGTGCAGAGATCGATGCGCAGTGGCAGGCAGGACTGGCAGCCAATACATCCAAGTCGAACGAGATCCGCGCGATCGCAGCCAAGGCAGCTGGTGAGTATCGCAGGCTGGCAGAAGGGCTGAAACGGCAAAAGGCCGAGCTGCAGAAACAGATCTCCGACGAGGAGAAGAGAAGCGGCAACGAGGACACTAGAACAAGCTCCGAGAAGGCCTTTGCCGACGCCTACCTTGAATCACAGCGCCTGCTGGAAAACACCGACCCGCAAGCAAAAGCGAACGCGGCGTGGGATCAGTTGGTGTACCTGAAAAACACATTGGGCGACCAGTTCCCGATGACGGTAGAGCAGATGGGCCAGGCCTACGAAAAGACCATGACCGGCATGGCGAACGCGACGGAGAAGAATTCGAAAAAGATGTCCGCCACCTGGGAGACCTTCCGCGACAGCACGCAGCGCATGCTTGGCGACCAGTTGTTCGATGGGATGATGGGCAAGTTCTCCGGCTTCGAGGATGCGCTGAAGCAGATGCTATTCCGCATCTCGGCAAACATGGCAGCGGCGAACCTGACCGAGAAGCTGTTCGGCACCAACGGACAAGGCGGCAGCGCCAGCGATGGTCTGATCGGTGGCCTGATGAAAGCCTTCGGTTTCGCCGATGGTGGTGCGTTCGGCGTGCATGCTTTCGCCAACGGCGGCACCTTCTCGAACAACCTCTACACTCAGCCCACCCCTTTCAAGTTCGCCAACGGCGGCGGGTTTTCGCTGGGGGTGATGGGCGAGGCGGGGCCGGAGGCGGTGATGCCGCTGGCGCGCGACAGCTCTGGCAAGCTGGGCGTGCGCGCGCAGGGTGGCGGCGGCACGACCGTGGTGATCCAGGACCACACCACCATTCACGTCGATTCGCGGGCCGACCGCGCGCAGGTGCTGTCCGATGTGTCGCGCCTGATCGATAGCCGTCAAGGCCAGCTGGTCGAGCGCCTGCGGCGCGAGAAGGCCATCGCATGATCATCGACTTCCCTTCCACCCTCACGCTGGTGACCGGCATCGAATGGGGTCAGCTGCGCCGCGATCTGGCGTTCGATTCCCCTTTCAGCTCTCAATCGGCCGAGCTGTCGCATCCGCTGTGGACGGTGCTGCTCACCCCCGCGCGTTACAACCGCGCGGAATACGCTCAATGGGAATCGCTGCTGCTGCAACTCGACGGCCGGCAGAACCAGCTCGCGCTGTGGCATATCGACCGGCCGCAGCCGCGCGGCACGATGCGCGGCGTGATGACGTTGAATGGCGCACATGCGGCTGGCGCCACCACGCTGAACATCAGCGCAGGCGCCGGCGAGGCGGGAAAGACGCTGCTGGCCGGCGATCATCTTGGCCTTGGCAGCGGAACCTCACAACAGGTATGCAAGGTCCAGGCCGATGCCACGGCGGACGGCAGCGGCAACATCACGGTGCAGGTGCGTGCGGCGCTGCGCACGGCGTTCGTGACCGGTTCTGCCGTCACCTGGGACAAGCCCAAGGCGCTGTTCCGTCGCACGGATAGCCGCACCTCGATGCGCCACCAGCGCGGTGGCGTGGATGGCACATCGCTGGATCTGGTGGAGGATTGGCGGTGACGCTGCTTGATGTCGACCAGCTGGACACTCTGGCGCAACCGCATGTGCGCTATGTGTATTTCATCGAGTTCCACTTCGCATCGATGGTGTACCGCTGCAGCACGCTGAACGTGAACGTGAGCTGGGGCGGCTATGAGTGGGTGGGCATGGGATCGGTTGGCAGCTTCGGCTCGATCGAGCGACAGCAGGGCACGGCGGCCAAGGCCATCGAGTTCGAGCTCAACCTCGCCGACACTACATTCGTTGCGCTCGGCGCCGGTCCGGTGGAGGAGTATCGCGGGCGGACTGTGAACATCTACTTCTGTCCGCTGGATGAGGGCTTCCAGCTCATCGGCACACCGAAGATCTGCTGGCGCGGAACGATGGACACCATGACCGGCGGCGTGGCCGGAAAAAAGGAAGATCCGGCCGGATCGCTGCGCCTGCGCTGCGAGACATCGTCCTACGGGCTCAAGCGTCCACCCGCGCTGCGTCTCAACGCCGCCCAGCATAAAGCCATCTACCCAGGAGACACCGCGCTTGACCGCCTCACCATGCTGATCGCCCAGCCTGTTCCTTGGCTCTCCGTGAAATTCCAGCGCCGATGAACACCCTGCCCGAGTACATCGCCGCCCACCTCTCCGCCCCGTTCGAGTGGGGACGCCACGACTGCATCACCTTCGCCGTCGGTTGGGTGGAGATCTCCAGCGGTCGCAAGCATCTGCCGGATGAGTTGTGGCAGGACGAATGGCAGGCCGCGCGCCTGGTGAAAGAGAACGGCGGACTGGTGGCCGTGCTGGATGCGCACTTTCGCCGACTGCCGCACCCCAACTACGCCAAGGATGGTGATCTCGCCATCGCCGCCGGCGTGGTGTCTCTGGTCAGTGGCGCGCACATCGTGGCGCCGGGGGCCGATGGCCTCGTCTTCAAACCGCGCACGGAGGCAGAGCATGCGTGGACTGTCTAGGCTGGTCATGATCTCGCTTATGCTGCTGCCCGGCGCGGCAGCGGCCATGCCGCAGGCGCTGGTGTATGTGGGCGCGATGATGGTCGGTTCGGCCACTGCAACTGCACTGACCATCGCCATCGGCGTTGGCCTCATCGTCGTCGGTACCGCCTGGGGGCAGTCAGAGCAGCGCAAGGCCGCCCGTGCTGCCGAGCAGGCCGCGCGCGATGCCTACAATTCGGGTCTCAAGTCGCGCGACATCACCGTCATCACCGGCGATGCGCCGCATGTCTATGCCTATGGCGAGTGCGTGGTCGGTTCGCGCATCATCGACGTGCTGACCAGCGGCGACCGCGACCAGTATCACCACCTCGTCTGCGTACATGCCGACCACGAGAGCGAGGCCATCCTCGACGTGGCCATCAACGACAAGTGGTTGGGCGCACTCGATGCCAGCGGTTTCGTGACCCAGGGCGATTACCTGGAGCACAAGAAGGTGGATGCCTACGAGCTGCACAGCGGCACCGTCTTCAACCTGGCGCATACCCCCATCGCCGGCAGCCTGCGCGTGGTCTATTCTCAGGCCACCTCCGATGGCACTGAAGAGATCAGCATGCCGTTCACGCTCAATGGCGCGCAGGTCTCCGTCGCGGAATCGCACAACTTCCGCTGCAGCTACCAGTGGCAGCAGGACATCCCCCGCGTGCGCGTCAAGAAACGGCTGGGTGTGGCAGGCACCCCGGCCGATGCCACCACGCTGGCCGAGATCGCCGCATCGGCCAATCCCAACCAGTACACCGGCACCTGCCTGATGGAGGGCAAGACCGCGACCATCATCCGCGTGGATCTGGACCATTCCGAGTTCCAGGGCGGCATACCGAACGTTAAGGTCAAGCTGCGCGGAAAGAAGGTGCACGACCCGCGCTCGCCGCTGTACCCGAACGATATCCCTGCCTGGTCGAACAACAACGCGCTGTGCATCGCGGACTATCTAACCAGCGAGATGTGCCGTGTGCCGGCGGATGAGGTGGTCTATTCCGGCACCGCCCAGGCCGCCACCCTGACATCGATGACGCTGCCCGCCGGCGCATCGTCCACCTCCGATGCCTACCGTGGCATGGTGCTGCGCATCACGGGCGGCGCGGGTGTATGGCAGCAGCAGGTGATCACTGCTTATGACGGTACCACCAAGGTGGCGACGGTCGAATCCTGGGCAGTGAACAAGTTCACCTGGTCCGACGACTTCGCCAACGCCGCCTGGACCAAGGCCCGCGCGACCATCCAGAGCAATATCGCACTAGGCCCGGATGGCGAGATGGATGCTGATGCGCTGATCGAGGATACGACCGCCTCGAACAGTCACCATGTCTATCGGAACGCCACCTTTGCCGTCGGCGACGTGATGGTGTGGTGCGCCGAGGTCAAGACGCTGACGGGCAACCGAAAGCTGCAGATGTATTGGCCCGCCACGCCGTGGGGTGTGATCAAGACCGCGACGTTCGACCTGGAGAACGGTACCGTGTTCGGCACGCCTTCGGCGGGCGTCACCGCCTCGGTCGAAAGGCTGCGCGACGGCTGGATTCGCTGCATCGCGATCACGCCGCCCGCGACCGTAGCCGGCACCATTTCCTGCCAGCATCGCTTGCATAACGGCTCCACAACGGTTTACACCGGCGACGGCGTGTCGGGCATCCTGATCAGGCGCGCGCAGCATTGCGGCAGCACGCTCACGCCATCGATCGGCACCACATCGACCGCCATCCTCCAGCCCGATGCCACCAGCGCCTTCCAGGTGGTGACCGAAGGCGACCTGCCGCTGGCCGATTACATCGCCGCCGCCAATGCCTGCGATGAGGCGGTGGCAGGCTTGGGCGCGCGCTATACCCTTAACGGCACGGTCAGCGCAGATCAGGATCGCGGGCAGGTGCTGGAATCGATGGCACTGAGCATGGCCGGGCTGATCTGCGGCACGACGTGGCGCATCCAGGCCGGTGTGTACAGCGCGCCGGTCATGGCGCTGAGCATGGACGACGTGGTGGGCGACTTCAGCTACACCGCCGGCAGCAGCGATGCAGACCTATTCAACACGGTTCGCGGTCAATACATCAGCGCGGAGAACAACTACGTCGCCACCGACTTCACGCCCTACCGCAACTCGGCCTATCTGGAGGCGGACGGCCGCGAGCTGGTGACGGATATCGACCTGCCCTTCACCGACAGCTTACAGCGCGCGCACAACATCGCCCGGATCATCACCGAGGATCAGCGCAACGCCTTCAGCATCGAGGGACATTTCTCGCTGCGCACCTGGGATGTGCCGGACCTCGGCCACCGTGTGACCTTCACCAGCCCGTTCCTTGGGCAGACGAACAAGATCTATCGCGTGACCGGCAAGGTGATCGACCCGCTCAAGCCGGTGTGGCTGAAGATGAAGGAGGATGCCGCCAGCATCTGGGACGAGGCCGATGCGGTCACGCCGGACAGCACGCCCAACACCGACCTGCCCAATCCCTTCGCCATCGCGCCGCTGGAGACGCTGACCTGCGAATCCGGTACCGATGTGCTGCTGCTCAACGGCGACGGCACGGTGACATCGCGCATCCTGGCCAGCTGGCCGCTGGCCACCACACAAGCGGTGGTGCATGGCGGGCAGATCGAGGTTGAATGGCGCCTGATCGGCGCGCCGGCGTGGGACCGTATGACCGTCACCGGTGACAGCACGCAGGCCTATCTGGCTCCGGCCACGGATGGCCTGCACTACCAGGTGCGCGCGCGCACCGTGAACACCACCCTCAACATCAAGAGCGAGTGGATCTACGCCCATCACCAGGTTATCGGCAAGACTGCGCTGCCCAGCAACGTGACCGTCATCACCGCCACCCCGACCTTGCTGAACGTGCTGCTGAACTGGGAAGAGATTCCTGACGCAGACCGCAAGGATTACCTGATCGCAGATGACACCGGCGGCGGGCTGGTGTGGAACGTGTATGCCGGGGCTCAAGCCAAACTGCCGCCCGCATCGGCCGGGCTGCACACCTATCGCATCCTGGCGCGCGACACCAGCAAGAACCTCTCATCCGCCGAGGCCACCTGCCAGGTCGCCATCGATGCGCCGACCTCACCCACGCTCTCCAGCGCGATCAAGGATGGCATGGTGGAGTTGACCTGGAACGATAGCACCGCCACGCACCAGATCCAGAACTACGAGGTCAGGCATGGCGCAAGCTGGGCTGCAGGCACATTCGTGGCGCGCACCGATGCGCGCAGCCTGCGCATCACCCCGGACTGGCTTGGGAGCCGCACCTTCTGGGTGGCTGGCATCGATGTCGCGGGCAACGTGGGCGGGGCAGGATCGCTGCCCATCGCTCTCTCTGCGCCGGATGCACCGATTCTCTCCGGCGTGTTCGACGGTGCCGAGGCTAAACTCTCCTGGTCGGTGCCGACCGCCACCCTGCCGGTGGACCTGTACGAGATCCGCTATGGCGCGAGCTGGGCGGATGGCGTCTCGCTCGGCTTCTTCCGCGCCACCGCGCATACCTTCAAGGCCGACTGGCTGGGCAGCCGCACATTCTGGGTGGCGGCGGTTGACCGCTCCGGCAACACCGGCTCGCCGGATGGGCACGAGATGGTGATCACCGCATCGCCCGCGCCTGCGCTCATCACCCAGGTGATCGACAACAACGTGCTGCTGCGTTGGGGGGAGGTGGCAGGGACGTTGCCGACAGTCGGTTATGAGCTGCGCAAGGGCAACAACTGGGCGACGGCAGAACCCATCGGGATGAAGAGCGGCACCTTCACCACCGTGTTCGAGACGGCGGCGGGGGTGTATACGTACTGGATGGCCGCCATCGACAGCGCGGGAAACACCGGCACACCCGGTTCGGCTTCGGCCTCAGTCAACCAGCCGCCCGACTATGTGCTCAAGGCGGACTATGACAGCCTGCTGAATGGCACCAAGAGCAACCTGGCGCTGCACGGCGATGTGGACAACTCGCTGATCGGCCCGGTGAACACCACCGAGACCTTCGCCGAACACTTCACCAGCAACAGCTGGACTACGCCGCAGGCGCAGATCAATGCCGGGTATCCGGTGTACGCGCAGCCGAACCTGTCTCCCGCCTATTACGAAGAGACCATCGACTACGGAACGCTGCTGGGCAGCAACCGCGTCACCATCACGCCGACCACGGTGGATGTGGTCGGCGCGGTGGCAGTGAGTTGCAGGATCAGCCTGTCGGCGGACGGGGTGAGCTATACCGACTATGACGGAGTGTGGCAGGTGTATGCCACCGGGTTCCGCTACGTTAAATTCCGCCTCACTTTCACGGCCAGCAACACCACCGACCTGATCGAGCTGGTGGGGGTGAACATCCGCATCGATGCCAAGCTGAAGAGCGATGCGGGCATGGCGGTGATGACGCTGGGCGGCGCGCATGCGCAGCACAACATCGGGCCGGATTACTTCATGGGCGG